CTGACCGTAACGAGTGTCCTGGAGTTTGCTTACGGTCATGGCGGGCCCTATTCGTTCTCTTCCACGTCCTCGTTCTCTTCATCCTCGCATTCAATACCCAGATCTTCAATCTGGATTTCAACGCGGCAGCAAGCTTTCCCGTCCCGCTGGTCTTGGTTGACGCTCGTAATCCGCCCTATGAAGTGGCCGTGGACTATGCCGCCAACCTCGGCTTCGGAGTGGTCGAGATCGAGCTTTTCAAATTCTTTTTCTGTCAGGTGAATTTTAAGTCCATACGGGTAATCTGGGTGATCGATGGCAATAGGAGCCACGTGGTCGAGTTTTTCCTCGTCCGTGTGCTCCATACTCTTCATCTGGCGTAAGCGGGCCATGGTTTACCCCTTTGCCGGAGGTGCCGCCGCCATCGCCTGCGCCGCTGCATCTGTCGGTCCTGGCGCTCCAGGTCCGGCTGGCGTACCGCCTGGCACCTCTGCGCCTGGTCCTGCAGCCATTTGCTGCATTTCCTCGAGGTGGCGCGCGTGCATGTCTTTGTGAGCCTTCTGGTGCCGCTCGTGCATCTTCCGGTGCTCTTCCCGGTGATTGCCGTGAAGATCCCGGCGCTCGGTCTCATGCGACTGGTGCATCGCGTGCCGCTCTTCGTGGTGGCGATGGTGGATCGCGTGGTGCGGGTGTTCCGGCTTTTCCTCCGCCTTAGGTTCGGCCTGCTTGGTATGGCCTTCCTTCACGGGCGCCGGCGCCTTCTCGGCTTTCGGGGTGTGCTCTTTCCCGCCCTTGCCCTGTTCACGATGCTTTTTGCTCGTGGGGTGGTCGTAGAGCGACGGCCGCTTTTCCTTTTTGGCGTCTTTGGATTCTTCCTTAGCCATGTGAGGCTCCTAATCGCTCGGGTGAGACCGCGGGTTATCGTACATTTTGTGCTTGCGCTTCTTGCGGGTGTGGCCGGAGGCGCCCATGAGGGCAAGCGCTAGACGGGCTTGCTTGCCTGTCTTGCCGCTGTCGCCCTTGTGCTCTTCTGCGAATTGATGGGTGGACTCGCCGGCGTGCTCTGCCTTAGCGCGGAATTGGCCATGGGAATTTTTTGTGGCCTTTTTGATCCAGTTTTTCTTCTTCCCCGCCATCTTCGTCGTCCTGCTTGTCAGATCTGCTAGGGTAGAGCTCGGCATTAGTCGCGCTTCGATCTGGGGTGGTCGTAGAGGGTTTGCCGTCGGCTTTTCTTCATCATCTTGTTGCCAGTCTTGTTCGCCGTCGCGATCGCTATTCCCTCCGGCACACCCTCCCTGACCATCGCGGTAGCCTGCTCCGCGGCTTTGCTTGCTGCTTTGCCGTGGAGCTTCTTGTTGTGCTTCTTAGCGAAGCTTTTGGCGTCCCAAGGCATTTACAGATAGCGGACCCAAACGGCTTGGTTGGCGATATAGAACCAGCAAACCGGAGTGTTCGCCGTAAGCGCTGTCACGGCCGCCCCGCCGTACGAGGCGAATGCCTGCCCGGTCGCGGCTGTCATGGTGAGCGCGGTCTGCGTCTGGCTGGACATGACGCACAACCGTTGCCCGTCTCCAGGCGTGGTCGGCGTCGTGATCGTGCCGGTCGCGAGCGTCCCGGCCGGATTGATGAGCACCCAATTATTGCCGTTAGTGACGGCGATCGAGAAGCCGGTTGCTGGCACAGAGTATTGGTACTGTACCTGGCCGCCGACGGTGCCGGCCGCGGCGTACACGCTCTTCGCAGTGCCTTGGCCCTGCTTAACGATCTGCACGAGATCGTTTTGGTTGATGTTGACGATCGGTGGCGACGTCGTCTGAGCAAAGGCGTATCCGACAAATCCGAGCACGCCTGCCAACAGGGTTGCGTAGATAGTCCGTTTCATTTTTGTCTCCTTATCGCGCGTGCGCGTGGTTTACCTTAGGGCCTGCTTTTCTGGTATTCGTCGCTTCAATTCCTCGATCTGTGCCTGCTGCTCCTGCAGGGCCTTAACCAGAACCGGCACAACGCCGAGGTAATCGAAGGTGTTTGGATTCCCGCTCTTGTCCCGTCGCATAAGCTCTGGAAGCACCGCGCCGCCCTGCTCTGCGCTGAAACCGTAAAGCGTCCTATTTGGGTCGCCGTGATCGGCATTGAGCTTGTAGCTGATAGGCTCGAGCTCCATGACCTGTTTCAGTCCGGCGCGAAGGCCGGCGACGTCGTGCTTAAACCGGAGTGAAGAGGTGCCGGCGCACACTCCCTGGGCGCCTGATCCCGAGTAGACCACGTGGGTCGTGGTGTCCTGGCAAAGCGTAGAGGTGGTTAGCGCCGTGTCGTCTGTGACGGCGACGGTGAGGCCGGCCGTTGTGGTGTACTCCAGGGTCGTAAACTTCCCTGCCGCGGCCGCGGTCCCGCCGATGGCCGGCGGAGAGGCGAACAAAGCCGTGATACCCGCTCCAGATACGGCTCCTGACGCCGCGAGGGTCGTGAACGCGCCAGTCGAAGCGGTCGTGCTGCCAATCGGTCCAGGGGTGGCGAAGCGAGCTGTAAAGCCGGCTCCTGACACCGTGCTAGAAGCAGAGAGCGTCGTGAAGGCGCCTGGTGAGGCTCCGCCTCCGCCGCCATTGACCCACGTCGCCAAGTTGGTCGCGCTGATAGCTGCCGACCTTGGGCCTGCCGTTTGAACGGCGAAAAGCTCGCTGCCTGTCAGCGTCGACAGGATGAGCTGGCCTTGCCCGAATGCGGCGACGCCGGCAACAACTAGGGCGGCAACCGCGCCGAGCATGGACAGATAAAGTTTCTTCGACATTGGCCTCTCCTAGCTCGTTTAACTGGTGACTGCCACCTTGTCGCCGGGGGCGACGGCAAAAATCATGGGTACTTTGGCGGGAAGATACGTGCCGGCTCCGCCGGTCGCGCCGGTCGCGCTTGTCGCTCCGAATTTATAGAAACAGTCAGCGTCTCCGCATACCAGGACCGCGTAGGTCTTGGCGTTGAACGCCGACGAGATCGCGCCGGCTCCGGTGAAGCCTACCGCCTGGTTGGCGATCGCCGGCTGTGGCAGCACTTGAGCGCCGTAAGTCCCGATGGGAGATACGGCGTTCTTAAACTCGCTGATATAGAGCGTTGCCACTTAGCCCTCCGATTAAACCGTCTGGCGGGCTGGCTCCGCGATCGATCCAAGGATTCTCTTCTCCACAAACCGCCCCGGGGCGTTCTTGTGGTGGACGTTGAGCCCTTGCTCGCTCACGCTGCCAGTATGCGCGGCCTCTTCCTGTGCGACCTTCCGCCTGCCGGCGGAGATCGATGCTGCGCCGCCATGAACGACTAGGCCGCCTGGGGTGATTGCGAGCGCGTCCTCTGGGATCACTCGCACGGAATTTCCGATCGATTCCATAAACGCAGCGTGAATGGCCTCCGCCGTCTTATTCTGCGGGACCATCGCCTCGTTCGGGACGCCGTCCCAATCGATAATGGTCGGCTGAGCTGTATGGTCAGAAGCAATCCAGAACGGCTCGACCACTCGATCGGCAAGATGGATCTTTGCCCGCACGAGGTACGTGGCGGTCTTTTTGGCGGCGCGAGCGTCGACGATGAGTTTCGTCATTCTCTCGCGCGCCATGTGACGAGCACGCAGTACCTCGGGCGCGACACGCTTGCGCCCGGTCCCCTGGTCGGTCAGTTGGGAGATCTCCATGGCCAGCGCACGCATCCACGTCGGGTCGGAGCCCTGATCCTCCGTGCCGTGCTGAGCGCGACTTTGCTTTAGGCTCTGAACAAGATCCTCCACAGCTTTCGCTGCAGCCTCCGCAACCGCGTTCTTAAACTCTTCGGTCTCGGTGATTGCTACTTCGCCCATGGGCTTTTCCCTCGGTGTTCTGCCGGCCATATCGTCCATCCTATGCAGCTTTTGCTGCGCTACTACGCGACGTTGTAGTTCTTAGCCGCGTACTTGTTGAATTGATCGTCGCGCACGGTGGTAACGAGCGCTGAGCCAATTACGCCATCCGTGAACGTGCCTACCGGCGTGAACAGCAACCGCAGGAAGCGCGGACGAAGGTTTGCCGGGAACGGAGGCAGCCATGGGCAGCGGAAGATCACGGTTAGAGCCGTGAGGTTCGCTGTTAGGATGGCGCCGCTTTCGGCGAGCGTCTGCCAGGTGGACGGCAGATAGGTTGGCGAGCCCGCGTCGGCCGCCGCCTGGAGGGCGACGTTTAGCGAGGTGCCACCGGCAAACGCAGCCGCCCCTGTGGTGATATTGAGCTCTGGCCTAGGTCCGCCCACGCCCATTGCATCCGGCGCCCCGAATACTGCCGGGTTGCCAAAGATGCTCGACGGAGCGACGCCGACGCCTTCACCCAAGAGATCGATCACGTTGGGGGACGGAACGGCAGCGCCGAGAATTGCCAGGTTGCCGCCGATCGGCACAAAGCTAAGTTGGGAGTCGAGGATCATGGTGTCAGTCCTTCTTTCGAGCGATCGCGCCTTTCGGCTTTAGCGTGTGTCTACGCGGGCGGTTATACCACTCGCGATTCGGTGATGAGCAACTGGTCGGAGATCTTAATTGGAATGCCGTTGATCCCGTCGACCGGCACGCCGGCATAGTCCTCGATTCGGAGCAGGACGTTGCGATCGCGCATGGCCTGCACGTCCATCCAGTGACGGCCAGTACGGTTTGTGTAGATAACCGGTCTGATTCCAGGTGCCGGCTCGTCTACCGCGTCCGTCTTGGTAATCCCTGACGTGCCCTTGGTGAGGTGCGGGGGCAGCAACAAGAGCTCCCGGATCGTCGCGAAAATGTCGAGCGCGTTCGGGCCAGCAAGTCCGCTGGTCGTTACGTCGACGTTCGCGATGCGTGCGGCATAGCGCCAGTCTTGCGGGCAAATGCCGATCATCTGGCGGAACCATGACGTATAGGCTTCGAAGCGGTTGCCCAAGCTGTCATAGCCTGGAACGGTGTCGCCCTTGTCCTCCATTGAGAGGCCGGCTTTGGTGCCGCGGGGGTAGAGGCCGAAGATCGTTCGGACGCCCCAACATATAAGCCAGAACGAGAGGTTGCTCGAGCCGGTGCCGCCGCCGTCAAGGACGTTGGCCGCATTCTGGGCGGTCGAGGTTGTGACCGTGTTGTAGAACGAGGACAGGCCCATAAACTCGGCAGGCGTAGCCGCCGTGTTTCCGTACCATGTCGTCTGTTCGATCGTTTGGCCCATACCCTCCAGGAACGCCACGTCCTCGCCTTCGCGGAACTGGTCAATGTCGCCGGACATTTCTGCCAGCAAACGATCGACCTGGCTGTAATCCTCCAGGGTGCCAAGGCCGACACGCGACTTTGCGGTCGTGCTCTTGCTGTACGGGACGCCCTGGTTGATCTGCCGCCATGAGCCGGCCGGGATCGAGGTGCGGAAAACAAACTCGTGTCCGCCCATTTCGGAGCTCTCGATAAACGGCATGTCCTCTGGGAGCGCGATGCTCTGGCTGAGCATTTCGGCGATTATGTGCTGCTTGCCGGCGCCGTCCATGCGGCTCGTAAGATCAGCTAAGGTCGGCCACTGGCCCGTTGCCATGTTAGTTCTCCATCTTCAAGAGTGTGGGCATCTACTGTCTACCTTCGGTGTCGCGAGTCTGACTGTAGATATCTCGCAAACGCCTGGCCGGCCTCTGGCCGTTGGTTGCCGGCGGTCGCGGATTGGGTGGCGGCACGCCAGGCTCGTCGTAGTATCGGGCGGCCTGGTGTAGCATTCTTAGAAATTCGGGATGATCTCCGACGCCAGTGGTCGCGAGCATTTGCTCGAATGCGGCGCGACGGCCCTCTGGAACGAATAGGTCGCGCATCCGCGCAACCGCTCCCATGGTCGTCTGATATCCGGAGC